GCGTGACTTTTATGCCAGTATCAGCATATTTGAGTTGGTCTTGTTCTCGAATAGAAGATAAGGCAAAAAAGAGTCGTCCTTTGGGGACAAACTCTTTTTCGCTCGCATTTCCTTGTTCATCATAACCTTCTATGTAATGACCAAATTGAAGAACGCCATCAGTATAAGAATTAAAGATTACTTTCTCTTGATTTGGAAGCATAATGTCTAATCGCCTCTCTTTTTCTTAAACTCACAATATCATGATGATAATTTTTTTGGAAATGTTCCAACGCATGATGGAAGGCATAGCGACAATACGCAAATAATAACGGTTTATTTTCATCCGTTGTACAATCAATGTCTAATCCGACTTTTCCTTTAAGATACGCCTGTCCTTCTCTTAGATACCGTTGTAATCGTTGGTCTACATCAGGGTCCTCATAGGTTATTTGTAGTTCTTTTTTTAATTCATTTAACATGTAAATCGCCTACTTTTTACTTTTTGCCTTCCCATCCGCCTCTGAATCGATGGTTAAGGTACTCTGTTGAGCTAACGCTAAAGCGACTCCTTGTGCCACTGCTTGAGCTAAATTATCTTGTAAATAAGCAGCACTTTGAACTTCTGCTTTTAATCCTACATTTAACGATGGTTCTAAATTTGTAATATCAAACACTAAGAATGATTGATTGTCTTTTGGTTTCCCATTGGCATATTGTTTCGTGATGTAGATTCGTTCATCATCTAAAAATTTAACATGATCTGAATATTCAATCTTACGTTCTGAACCAATCCCCATAAAGTAATCTTTCGCAATTCCCGCTACCATTTTCCCTTTTGGAACGGCCGCTGACGTAATAATTTCACCAGGGATTGGAATGACTCCATAAACATACGTTCCATTGGCAGTTAAAATGGTTGTGGCTCCAAAAATCTTTTCCCAATAGTCCAGTGGATTCACAATCATTAAAACTTCTGTGACATTTCGTTTTCCCTCACGCGTTAATGGAGCAACTACGTTCTTACCTAAAGTAGCTGGTGAAAAATCAGTTAATGATGTGGCAGCTTTATCCGGATAAACTCCTAATGTCACAGAACCTTCTAAATCTTTTAACATTCCAATCGGTTGATCTTTTCCTGTTCCAGCGATAATCCCTTCTTCTAATGCAATCGAAACAGATTCAGCTAACATCGCACGCACAAAGCGATCTAACCAAACCGGTCCTAAATCTAACATCGCTTTTGAAACAGGGATAAACGCTGTTATTTTATTTAATCCCATGTTTTCTTTTGTAAATCCATTTTCTAATTCTTTAGTAATCGCGTCCGTTAATTTACCCCAAAATGCTCCCACACACTCTTCTGTACGTAAAATCCATTCCATGGAACCCGTTGTATTATGGAAATCGATTTTTGAGAGTAACGGATGTTCTCGTTGTAAATCTTCAAAAACACGTTCAAAAATAGTTTTCGGCATCGCTTCTTCTACGCCATCAAACGAACGTTTTTCAATGACCTTATCATAATATTTACGTTCTTCTGATGTTAATTGGGACTGTCCACGTGCCTCTAACGTAGCGCGATCACTTAACTCGATTTGAAGCGTATCTCGAGCCTCTTTTAAAATATTTTGTTCAATAGAGCGAGCCATCGTACCAAAAGCCTTGACCATTCCTTCCTCATCATCTGATTGCATCGCTGCACGGATTTGTTCCTGAATTTCTGTTGTTTTAACGTTATCAATAATTGGCATTTTAAATTCCTCCGATTTGTTTAATTTTTGTTTAAAAACCCATTAAAAAAAGCACTCATACATTGGGCGCTTCGTTGATTTATTTTTTGTTGTGTTTCCTCTTTGTTTTGTGGTTGAACACCTTCAGGCATTCCCCCTCGTTCTTTTTCTCGTAATTCTTTCACTGAGAAATTAGCCTCTCCTGAACGAGCTTCAATCGTTGTAGATTGATACGCTGGAATAGGGGTTGCGGTCACCTCATATAGTCGAACCTCTTCAATATCCCGATAAAAATTCCAATCATCATCCCATCTAACCTTCTCTTTCGTGATATCAAATCCAAACGAACAGCCTGTAATTAACCCTAACCGAACATTTTCTAATAAGTCCTCTCCATCTGTGGTGTTTGGAACATCGATTTCAAAACGTAAGCCATGTTCGTCTTCACTTAGCGTTAAATTAACCCCTGTTCTCCCTACTACTTGATTCCAGTTATGGTTGACTAACATAAACACTTCATTTTCGCGTAATGTTTTCGTGAAGGCTCCTGGTCTAACTCGTTCAAAAAACTTTTCACCCCAACAATCATGTAATAACGTATAATTTTCATCAAATGTTGAAGCATATCCGATTAAATTTCGGCTTCCTTCCTCTATACTACGAAATTCTAGATTCATCATTCGTTTCTCCATGGTTTTCACCTCCCTTCAAATCCTCATTTTTCAGAACTTCTTCAACCTGACTATAATTCTTCGTTACATATCGTTTCGTAGCGATAGAAGAAGAATCTAACGGCTTATCTAACATTTCTAAATTATCATTGATCGTATGGATTCCACATCTGAACAGAATTTCTGCCGTTTTAGCCATCTTCTCAATGTCCACATCTTTAATTCGTTTAACATCCATTTGAACTCTTGATTGATTCTTTAAATAATGATCCTTGCCGTAATATTTTCGATTCAATTCAGCCGTAATCAACTGAGCAAAGGGTTTAATTCCAAACGTAATCGCATTATCAGTTAATTCGGATACTCCGACTACATCCCCTCGAACAACTCCACTTGGTAAGTGAAAGGCGGCACACGAAAAATCAATAACGTCATTAATTAACTGCCGAATATCTCGACTATCAAGTCCCACATTGGGGAATTTCAATTCTTCTAGCTTATCATCCTTAGATAATTCCATGACTGCATTAGGTGATTCAAAGAAATGTTCAAATTGTTTTTTCAACATGTCTTCCTGTGTCTTCATTTCCTCTTCATCCACAGAATTATAACCATCCGAATTTAAAATAAATTTCCGACCGCCCGAATTTTTAAACTTGAATTTAGCACTTGAAATTAATACCCCATAATCTACGTAGAGTCCATCAATTAAACTTTTTATATGGCGATTATTCAACTTAAAATAAATGACTTCATCTTCTCTAAAGGTTTTATTTAATGTTAACCCTCTGACCACTACATCAGAATAAACATCCGGAATAAAAGCAAATTCATCATGATGAAAATCTTCTGCGATAAATAGCTGATGATCATGATTCACAATTAAACATTCATTCTCATAAATCAATCGTGTAATCACTTCATGCCAAAACTCTACTGCATTTTGATTCAAATTAGGTTCTATGTTTAATAAATAATACGATTCACCTTTAATCGCAACACCTGATTCGATGGTTTGAAATTCACTCATAACGAGAGCATTTGCGATAAATGACACACAGGATTGAATCGCCAATTCTTTATAGCAAACCTCTACACTTAAGGGATGAGTGTAAACTTTTCCTGTCATCGAGCGTCTAAAATGTTCTTCTTTTCCAAATATTCCACTTAACCAATCTGTCATTTTTCCCACTTAGTCACCCCCTTTTAAAAATTCATACATCTAAAGAATCGACGCGGTTTGTGAACCGGTAATTCTTCATCTTTACTCATGGCATGCATAAAGGCAAAAAATCCATCTGTCTTTCTTAGACGTGGCTCAATCTTCATGTATGTTTTATTCCCTTTTCCATCTTCATCAACATAAACGTTATTTGTATACCATCTCATCATCATATCATCACCAAAAATAATCTTTTCAGTCGCAAACAACGTTTCAATTAATGGAAATACTCTTGCGTGAGTGATAGGACCACTTCGTACTGTGTTAAGAGGAAGTCCGACTTCTGCAAAGGCAGCCGTTAAAATTGATTTACGGAAATCATCACATACAATATTACGAATACTATAATTTTTTGCTTGATCAACAAACCAACGAGCAATATATTTCGCTTCTATGCAATCCTCATACACGATTGTACACAATCCTTGTTTTCTAGCAGCTTCAATATCAAATTTAAACTCTCGATTCTCCATCTTTAGAGCTAGATGACAAATAAACGTGTGTTGAATCCATACACGCTCATCGCCGACTTTAAACAACAGTCCACATGAAGCAAAATCTTTTACTGAAGCATAGTCAATAGCGCCAATGCAAGGATACCCTCTTAAATTAGGCACTTCACGATTAGTTGCGACTATCTTTTCCCAGGTTGCAACAGGTGTATAGCAATTTTGAGCTGGCAAATTCATTCGCTTCGTCATGAACTCAATGGCCATTTGTGGCTGACGTTCCATCTCATAATATTCCTGTTCCATCGTCGTTCGTAAATCATTAAAGTATGGTAATGAGGGATTAGCTTTAGGCCACATCTTGAAATCATGAACTTCATCTTCATGATCTAAACGATAAAGAATCGGTAACATTTTAGACGTCTTGTTTTCACCTTTGAGAATTTCAGCAGCTAATTCAAGATAATCGTCTAATACCCCGCCACGAACATTACCATTTGTGGTAATAAAAAAGGTCCGAGGATTTTTCTTCTTTCCTAAACCTGACCTAAATACTTTAATTGTTTTATAATCTTCGAACTCATGAATTTCATCAAATATAACACAGGCAGAACGCAAACCATCTTTTGTTTTAGCATTACTTGTATTGTAATGGATATACGAGTTTGTTTTTTTGAACAAAATTTCTTCTTTGGTGACTTTAAATGCTTTTTGAAGTTTGCTATTTTCTTCAATAACATTATATACATCCATAAATGACGTTTTAGCTTGTTTCTCCGAGTTAGCTACGATATCAACATTGTATTCCTTTATCCCATGAAAAGGTGTAGTGAAATAGAATCCTAGTCCGGATATGAAACCATTCTTTCCAGCTCCACGTCCCATCATTGTTAAATACGTATCCCAAACGAGCGTATCATCATCATAATAGCAATGGGATAACCCAATGATAAACTCTTGCCAATCTAATAATTTAAACGGAAAATACTCATTAATTTTAGAGATGGCTTGTTCAATCATATCATGCTTAATTACAACGTTAGTCTGCGATAATTTCGGTTTGACAACGTTAGAAATTAAATCTTTAATATCTTTACCTACAACAACCTCACTATTTTCAACTTTGTGTATGTAGGCATCAATATATTTATTAAATATCACCATCGTCATCACCACTATCAACTTCTAATGCACTCAATCCTAAATCATTTAGAAGTTTTAGCATTTGAGAATTATATTTAGGTAATTCAACAATACTATCATTCTTCTTATAGACTTCTTGCCCATGACTGTTAAAAGACTTAACTTGGACACCTCTGGCATTTATATCGGCGATTAGTTGATTTTTTATTTGCCACATTGACATATAATCATTCACTAAATCAATATATGCTTCCTCATGAGCGCCTTTCGATTTTAGTTGAGATAACAAATTATTTTTGATGCGATTGAACTCCTCATCACTTTTTTTCGACTGCAACCCTTTAGGTGCAACCTTTTTCTTTTTGCTA